TGGATATGAGCAACGTGGTATGAAAGAAAAAGACGGACGTATGGTTCCTAATTGTGTTCCAGTAAGTAAGTCAAATGAAATTGATAAAGCAAAAAAACCAAACTATGATGAATTTATTAAGCCACGTCGTGGCGGTAGTGATCCAGCAAACGCTAGATTATATGCACGTATTATTCAAGAAGCAAAAGATAAGTTTGATGTATATCCATCTGCGGTTGCTAACTCTTGGGTAGTTCAAGAATACAAGCGTCGTGGTGGAACTTATAAGTCAGAAAAAACAATAACTAAAACTATCTGGGATGATGGTTTGTTAGATCCAAAGAATTTTATAAAATAATGTCTAAAAAATCTTCAGGATCTTATTTTAAAAATCACGGTTTTAATCCATTACAAATTAAAGATGGAAGAATAGTCCGTTTAAGAAAAGACGGTAGAATAAAAGCAGATCTTGGTCCATATAGACCAGGAAAAAATAAAGTAAGGGTGGTAGCAAATGGCTAACAAAGAACAAAAAGGCAATGCTAATAAAAAGAAAGAGCCAAAGATGACTCTTAAAGAAAAACGTATTGAAAAACAAAAAAAGAAAGATGGTAAAAGATGAGCATGTTTTATTTTTGGCATTCATTAGTAATAGGTTTATTAATGATTGGATCATTTTTTTGGGGTAAGTCATATGAAAAAAATAAGGTAAGACAAGATGGCTGATACATATACACCAAATGCTGGCATGAAGGCTGCTGCTCGTCGTGCCTTAAAGTGGAAAGAAGATGGTAAAGCAACAGGTGCTGGAACTCCAGTAGGCTGGGGCAGAGCAACAGATATCGTTGCTGGTAGAGCAATGTCTTTAAGTACTGTTAAACGTATGTTCTCTTTTTTTTCACGTCATGAAGTAGATAAAAAAGGAAAAGGTTTTTATGATGGACCAGAATTTCCATCTAATGGAAGGATTATGTGGGATGCATGGGGTGGAGATGCAGGGTTTGCCTGGAGCCGTGCTATTGTTGAAAGAGAAAAGAAAAAGGTAGAAAAAATTTGGCAGGGAACTGCCTTTGATTTAAAAAAATAAAGGGGGGTATATATGGACAATTTAGAAAAAAATGAATTAATTCAGTTGATAGGGTTTTATAAACAAAAACTATCTGATACTGAATTAGAATCATTAAAATTACAAATTGAGATTAATAAACTTAATTCTATGATTTTGAGTTTAACAAAAGAACCAGCAAAAAAATCTAAGTAAAATGGAATATTTATTAGTTATAGGCTTGACATTGATTGTTTCTTGGTCTATAATTAAGATATCAAATAAAAAAAGAATAACATTTTTAAAAAAAATTAAATATAGGCAAAGTGATGTATATGAAATGATTAAAAATGTTATTCCAAGACAAAAATTTGATAAGCCTAAATTTATTACTCAGTCTCAAAAACATATTCAAAAAAATATGTTAAGGGTGGTAATAGCCGAAGGCAAAGCATATTGGATATTAGACAATGTTTTTTATACTGCTAACGCCATTAATGGTAGGGTAGATGAAAATACAATAAAACAAATAAATTTTGAAAATATGTCAAAAATAGAGTTAGATAAAATGTTGTCAATACTTGATGACTTAAAACAAGGGGTAGGACCAAATGATAGTGGCAGTACAGGGAACAAAAGAGTTTAGCGACTATAGCGTGTTTTTACGTGCTATGAGCGTTGCCCTTTCTGGCATGAAAAAAGAAGACAAAGAATTTATTATTTATTCTGCTGGTCCATTAAAAATTAATAATTTTGTTTCAGAATTTTGCAATTTGTCAGAACGTGGGATGAAAGCAAGAGGCAAAAAAATTAAATTTTATAATGCTGCCCCTGCATGGTTAAATGAAAATATAAATCAAATAAACTACCTTGCTTTTTTAAGTCGTCCAAAAGAGCCAAAGTCAAAATTGGTTTTAACTGCAGAGGCAAATAATATTGACGTTGGTCTTTTTAGATATTAGGAGAAAAAATGATAATTAAAAGTTTAAATACAATGGAAAAAATTGTAAACAAAAATAAAAACTTATTTTGGAGTGGCTGGGATGTTGTTGATTTAAAGGAGTCTGATATAGCAAAAACTTCTCCTTTAGGCATTAGAGTAAAAGATAAATGGTATTTACATAGAATCTATAAGCCTACTCGCATCGGCTGGGATATACCAAATAAGTATAAGGAATAATCTTGAAACAACATTTATGGAAAGATAATGCCATATGCTTAGGACTTGATACAAATATTTATTTTGATAAATATGAAGAGCAAGAAGAGTCTAGGCATAATGTTGATGCATTTTGTAAACAGTGTCCAGTAAAAAAAATATGTTTTGCCAACGGCGTTTCTGGAAAAGAATGGGGCGTTTGGGGTGGAATATATTTAGAAAATGGAGAAGTTTCAAGAGAATTTAATAAACATAAAACTAAAAAAGACTGGTCTGAAACTTGGCAGTCTTTAACTATGGAATAAAATGTATACAGATTTAATGAGACATGCAGTTCATTCTATACCTGCCCCTAAAAATTTTGGAGTACAAATTATTGACAACGATCATTTTCTTACGATAAAATTAGATGAAAAAAAATTTTTACACATGGTGCACGATGATAAAATATCAGCACTTCAATATGTTGTAAAACTTAAAAAAGCACTAGAAGATTATGGAGCAATTGTTTTAGTAACTAGAGAGCCAGTTAAATGAATATCGTAGTTGTTGGGGGTGGAACTGCTGGCTGGCTAACTGCTCTATATGCTAAAAAAATATTTCCTGAAAAAAATATAATATTAGTTGAAAGTGAAGAATACGGAATTCTTGGGGCAGGAGAAGGTGCTACACCTAACTTTGTTTCTTTTTTAAATTTTTTAGAGATACCTATTTTTGATTTAATTAAAAATTGCAAATCAACAATAAAAAATGGAATTAAATTTACAAATTGGTCAAACGATAATAGTTCTTATTTTCATCCGTTTTCTTCAATAAGTTCAGCGTCAAATGATTATAACTTTATGCTAGAAAGTAATTATTTAGAAAATGATGCAAATTTTTCTCATTACTGTGCTTCATTAAAAAATCATCAATCAAAAGATTATGTTTTTTCAGAAAAAATTTCAAACAAAATGCTTGTTCCATTTATTCAAGATGAAAACAATCAACTACTAGATCTTGCTTATATATCAATTCATTTTGATGCAAAACTTTTAGCAAATTATTTAAGATTAGTAGGAGAAAAAAGAGGAATAATAAGAAAAGAAGGAATTGTTGATAAAATTTTTAATGATAAAGAAGGCTATATTTATAAGATACAAACAAAAACAGAAAAAATAGAGTGCGACTTTGTTTTTGATTGCTCTGGTTTTAAAAAATTAATTATTGGCAATCATTATAAATCTGTATGGAAGTCACATTCTAATATTCTTCCAGCAAAAAAAGCAATTCCATTTTTTTTAGAAATAGATAAAGAAATACCGCCATATACAGAAGCAATAGCAATGAATTATGGGTGGATGTGGAAAATACCATTACAGCATAGATATGGCTGTGGTTATGTATTTGATAGCAACTTTATTTCCGATGAAGACGCTATAAAAGAAATAGAGAATTTTTTAGGATTTGAACCACAGTATCCTAGAAAAGAAAAAGGTGCGTTTAACTTTTCTCCAGGATGTTTTAAAAAAATTTGGATTAAAAATTGTTTATCGGTAGGACTATCTTCTGGATTTGTTGAACCATTAGAAGCAACATCAATAATGCAAACAATATTTGTATTACAAAGATTTATGTCAGATAAAGAAAATTTATATACAAAAAATGATTTTGTTAAACAAAAATTTAACGATATTTATTTAAAAGACACAGAAGATATAGTTGATTTTTTATATTTACACTATATAACAAACAAGGACAATACTGTATTTTGGAAAAATTTTAAAAAAAATAACAAAATGCCAAAAACAATATCTTATATTTTAAAAGTTTATAAAGATAAAGTTTTATTTAACAATTTTGATTTTTTGGGAAAAAATATTTTTAATTCACCTAATTATTATTATATTTTAATTGGCAACAAAATAATTGATAATTTTATTATGAAAAAAAATGCTAATTTTATTTTAAATGATACAAAAAAACAAAATTATGAAGATATATTAAACAATCAAAATATAATAATTCCAAAGTTGTTGACACACAATCAATTTATTGATATAATAAAAGAAAAGAAGGAATAAAAATGTTAAAATTCTTTATTTGTAAAATTAAATCGCATAATCTTGTTGACGCTGGCTCTTGTCCATTTACTAGTAAAAGTTATTTAGCCTGTTTAAGATGTGGAATAACAATAATAAAATGAAAAAGAAAACAAAAATAATAATATTAATGGTTTTATTTTTTTTAACTGCTGTATCACTTTGGGTGGCAGCAAATTTTAAAAAAATTTCTGATTTAAATATTTTTGATATAGAAAAAGACTAATGCAAACCTTTCTACCCTACAAAGACTATGATCAATGTGCAGAAATATTAGATAATAAAAGATTAAATAAACAGATATTAGAAGCCTATCAGATACTTAAGGTTTTGTCTGGCAAATCTCCATCAGGGGCTTGGCGCAATCATCCAGCGGTATTGATGTGGAAGAATGCTGAGCATTCATTACGCACATACGCTAAAGCCATGATTAAAGAGGCTAAGGCAAGGGGCATAAGGACAGATAAGAACGAGGCTAATATAGAGGCTCTAGAGGCTGTTTGTGGGCAGATTTGGGGTATTGGTAAGCCAGTCTGGAGTGAAGCATCTCATATAAATCGTGTTAATATCACCCATAGAACCAACCTTTATCGTAAAGATCACATTTATTATGCAGAGTTTTATAAAGACATTAAAAGTAAACACAATAAGCCTTGCTGCGATAAATGTTTATATTATTGGGCAACTCATGCCGTCAGAGATGGAGTACAATAGTTAGTATGGAAATGATGTTTGTAATATTTTTTGCTACCCTATCATTTTCTTTTGGCATAGCATATTGGTCAGTATTTGATAAGTTAAAAAAATCAAACATTTTACTTGCAGAACTTTTTATAAAAAATAGAGCACTAGAGGAAATTGCCTCTCAAGTTAAAAATAATATAACACTTTCAGATGATGCAATACATAAAGAAAATTTTATAAAATTTCTTTCTGATTCAAGAGACTGGGCTTTTGAATATATTGAAACATCACAAAAAACTATTAAAGAGGTATCAGAAGAACTTAAAAGTAAAGGTTTAAACGGATACTCTGAAAAACTTTTAGCACTTTTGCCACCAGCAGTAGGAGATAAATAGTATGAGAGATGTTCTATTATCAACACTAACAGGTTTTGGATGCGGTGCCGTGTTTGCTGCATTCAAATTGCCAGTACCAGCACCACCAGTTTTTGCGGGAGTCGCAGGAATTATTGGGCTGTGGATTGGTTTTACAGTACTAACACAAATTATATCCTAGGAGGAATAATGAATAACTTACTAAATGATAAAACAAAGGCAATGCTAGCATCATACGGACGATCTGTTCTTGGTTCAGTAATTGCACTTTACATGGCTGGCGTAACAGATCCAAAAGATCTATGGGCTGCACTAGTTGCTGCTTTAGCACCCGTCGCATTGAGAGCGCTTAACCCTAACGATAAGGCGTTTGGCGTACTGCCAGACACTGGTGCTGTTTCAGATGCACTTAGCAAAATTGTACCTGCTAAGAAGGCTCCAGCAAAAAAGGCTGCTAAGAAAAAGTAGTTTGTTTTTAATAAAGGGGGCAAATCTAAAACCTTGCCCTCTTTATTTTTTATAGCGGGGGAACTATGGATTTTGTATACATATGTAAAGAAGGCGTTAACGAAGAACTAAAGTATTCTATTAGGTCTGTTGCTGAAAGTTTTCCAGACTCAAATATATGGGTTGTTGGTGGTAAGCCTGATTGGTACATAGGAAATTATATTGAGGTTCATCAGGTACATACTAAGTATAAAAATGCTGTAGAGAATTTAAAAATGATCTGTTCTTCATCACAAATATCTAATGAATTTGTTTTAATGAATGACGACTTTTATATTATTAAAAAAATAGATAGCATAGACACTTTTCATGGTGGTTATCTATTAAATAAAATAAACTTATATCAAAAACTAAACGGTAATTCTAACTACACTAGAAAACTTAATGCCACATATAAAAGATTAAAAGCCATTGGAATTGATGATCCACTAGACTATGAACTACACGTACCCATGGTTATGGAAAAACAAAAATTGCAAGAGGTGTTAGATAAAAATGACCAGTTTTTATGGAGATCCATGTATGGAAATATATTTAAAGTTGGTGGATCAGAGATGCAAGATGTTAAGGTTTATACTAGAGGTCCTTTAGTTTTTAAGTCTTATAATTTAAATATAGATAATCACACATATTTATCTAGCGCAGATAGTTCTTTTGATATTATTTGGAACAATATACTTAAAATTCAGTTTAAGCAAAAAACTAAATTTGAGAGATAAGTTCTAAATATTTTTCTTTTAAAATAACTGGAGAAAAGTTTGAAATTCCAATATTATATGCTTGCTCTTTATACAATGTTTTATCTTTAATATTAATATAGTCATCAATTGTTTTTGCTAAAGCCCTCGGATCTGCTTCAAACAATTCAAGTCTAACCTTAGTTCTAATTGTTCCTATTGAATCACTTTTAACCAACCATTCTGGTGGTAAAATAAAATTATTTGGGGATATATTTGTCATAAAAACTGGCAGAGCACTTAACAGGGCTTCATTCATTGGCAAGCACAATCCAGCGTATCGTCTTGGTAATACCATAGCATCAAAACCATTATACATATCTTCTCTATTATCTGGATTACCAACTTCAATTTTAAGTCTTGAATCTTTTATATTTGTCTCTATTTCACTTTGACTTTTGATTACTAACTCATAATCTGCCTTAGAGTGCTTAAGCATATCAATAACAGTTTCAGTACCGTTTCTATCTTTTGCTGCTTTTTTACCAGCGATATGCAGTATCTTATTGTGAGACTTAGATAAATTATTTTCTTTTATTTTATTAAATAATCTTTCATCTGTTGGTGGTGGAAGGTGTTCTATTTTTGTCTTACCACCAAACATTTTTTTAATACTTTCAATTTGCCATACACTTGGAGATAGCAGTACTGTTGGTAGTGGTAGATTAGGGTTTGATAAATGACCAAATAATTCATAGTTATATTGAAGTATGGTTTTTACATTTCTTTTATTTGCAAAACTTATAAAATTTTGATCATAAAATGTTTCACAACTTAATACAACATCTACATCCCCTAAAAACATTTTAATCTGTTGAATAGATGGAAAACCATTACTTTTAATGCAATTATATTTTTCATACCATTCTGGATGCTGTTTATTTTTATTAAATGATGTAGAGTCAATTAAAAGAATCTTATCTGGATTAAGCATATTGACTAATTCTTTAGTCTGATTGCCAAGTCCAGTATTGTCAGATCTTGCTATAATTCCCAGTCTCACTCTATTGACCTTAAAATATCTTTATCATCTCTAAATAACTCAGACTGACTTAATATTTTTTTTGCATCTTCAATACTTGTATATGACCAAAACTCATCATCTTGGGTAAACTTTCTAGTACTTTGCCTTCCATCTAAATGTAAAACCCTGCTTACGTTTTTACCATTATCTGGGTAATAAATAAACATCTTATGCGCTTCCCAGTTTCTAATTTTAAAAACATATGGAGTCTCTACAACTTTTTCCTCGTTTGGCAAGTACTCGCAATCAGTTTGAGCCTTTCCATAAAACTCATCTTCAATGTAATTTTTTTCACCAACATTTGGTAAAATAATATCTTTATAGTAATTAGTAAAACTCAGATGTGGGTTTTGACTCCATTGAACAGTCTTCATAAAGATATCTTCCTGACCACACATCATATGAACATGCTCTTGTGGCATTTCTTCTCTTAAATAAAACCTTATTGTATTTGCTTTATTATATTCAAACATATCTAAACATTTATTCCAGTCAATATCTCTATCAGTTCTTAAAGGAAGATCTCCCTCAATATAAAGAATTAATGGTGTTTGAACTAAGTTAATAGTTTTTTTCATCATAGTACTTTGATGACTATGTTCATCAAATATGATTGGTAATACATTTTCCCATTCGTGTAAGCATTTCCATAAAACTCTATTTTTATATTCATCATAGTCTTTCTTATAGTTTGATTGCTCTGATCTTATTCCATCTATTTGTAATATTATTTCACTGTCTGGAAAATGAAATCTTGTATTATTTATGGTTGTTTCTATAACTTTTGTACTGGGGTGGCTAGGAATATAAGATGTTGGAACAATAATTGTTACATCAGACTTTTGCATTTACTTGCCTCATAATCTCAATTGATAAATCTCTTTTATATTTTATCCACCAACAGACAGTTTTATGCATATT